GTTTGATAACCCTATTATATCATTTTTTAGGTACAAAAAAGAGGGCTAACACTTGGTTAACCCCCTTAATTGTTGGACTAGATTACTTCTTTAGAAGTGCAACCTTGGCCTTTGGATTCTTCTTGTTCCACTTAGTTGCAAGAGCGTTATACTGCTTTACAAAAGCAGCACGGTCAGCAATTGCCTTAGCATCAGCAGCAGCCTTTGCAGCAGCAGCCTCAGCCTTAATTGAATCAAACATTGTCTGCATTGCATTTACCTGAGCAATCAATGCTGCAAGTGTTGCATTAGTAGTAAATGATCCAGTTACAACGCTTGCTGTTGCAGATACTTCTACCTGAGCAGCAGTTGGAAGTGAAGTTCCACCAGTAGCAGTTACCTTAATAGCAACATCTGTAAGTGGCATGTAGACCTTGTAAGCCTTGACACCATTGGCATCTGTTGTTACTGATACCGCTGTAAGTGAGTCACTTGCTGCACCGAAAGCATATGATGAAACAAGTCCACCAGTAGCAAATAGGTTAGCAAATGTCTTACCTGAAAGGACAAGTCCCTTAGCATCTGTAGGTGTTACTGTAATTGTTGCCAATTCACCAGCAGCATATGTAGCCTTATCAAAAGCAACCTTAACTGATGCAACTGAGCCTTCAACACGGACAGGGGCAGTGTTTGAAACTACTGCTCCAGTTGTTGTTGCTGTTGATCCAGTAGATACCTTGATTCCAGTAGTTCCAGTTGCTACACCTGTTAGTGCAAACTTTGCCACACCGTCAACAATTGTTGCTGATGTGTATGAGTTGCTTACAACTGATGCTGAATCAGAAACTGCATAAAGAGTTCCTGCTCCAACTGTTACTCCTGCTGCATCGTATGCAACTGCTGTAACTACGTCAGCATTTGAACCTGTTGCAATAACTGGCTTTGCTGTTGTTGTAACTACTGTAGCAATATCTCCGTAGAATGTAACCTTCTCAACTGCAAGGACAACGCCTGATGCAGATGTAATTGTTACAGTTCCAACACCTGATGTGTTGTCAGCAAAGATACCGATGTACTGACCATTAGCAACTGTAAGTGCACGACCTTGTGCTGTGATAGTTGCATGGTTTGAGCCAGTTCCAATAAGACCTGAACCTGAGACAATTGCTGTCATAGATTCTGATGCTGAAGCACCTGCTGCGTTCTTCTGTGTAATAGCAATTACTGCTACTGCATCTGAAGCAGTTGCCTTTGGAGCGAATACTTCTACGTCTGCTGTTGCAGAAATTGTCTCACCCTTATTAAGGATTGAAGTTGATGTTCCTGCAGAGGCCTTTGTGTCTGGAGCAGTAACAGTTACTGTCCATACAACTGCTGCAGAGTTAACTCCACCAGTTGAACCTGTGCCTAGAGAAGGCGTAAACTTATAAACATAAGTACCAGCGATGCTTGGAGCATCTACTGTAGCCTTGATCTTTGCAGTTACATATGTTGCTGTATTTGCTGTTGAGGCAATATTAGCAGAATAATTACCAGAGCCTAGGACAACTGCTGCACTAGATGTTTCCTGCACAGAAAGAGTTGCAAGTGATGCAGACCCAACTGGAAGGCTAGTAACAGAAGAAGTCACAGTGACTGTATCTGATGTTGTTTGTGCCAAGAACGAAACAGTTACTACTGCTGTAGCAGACTCTCCAGTAAATACAGCATCTGCTGCTGTATCAATTGAGATTGTGTCTGCGTTTACGGCAGCCTGTGACGGCATGGCAGAAAGGGTTGCGAAGGACAAGGCTGCAGCGATGCCCAATGCGAGTTTCTTGAATGAATTCATCTTTCTCCTCGTTTGTTTTATTCCAGTCTTATGACTAGAAAATTTATATTAGATTGAATTTGTCTAAGAAATCACGAACGTCATCCGTCATTTGCTTAGGTTCTAATTCTACCATAGATCTTCTTTTCTCCGCAAGTTGAGCGGAAGAAGAGGACCAAGTATGTACTTCAATAACTGTATTAGTAGTCTTTGGGGTATGTGATATAGCCCCAAATACTGCTCCAGCCAAAGCATCTGCTAAGTCTTTAGACTTTTTTCTAGGGTGATCTACACGATTGCCCTTCATAATCTTTAACTCAGACATTTCTTCTAGCAATATTGGGATCATAGGAATTGCTACACGCTCTTCATATATCATCATTGCTAAATCTTCATAATGTTTCTTAGCAACAGAAACAGTTTCAGTTCTGATTCCAACAGCCTGCAACTCATTTTGAATATCAAAAGATTGCCAACGGTCAAATGAAACCATACCAAGATTAAAACCTTCTCTACGAAGATTCATAATCCAGTTCTTTACATCAGATAGGTTAACTGGTCCTTCTGCTCTTGGTTCCCACCATGCTACTGCATCTACAACAACCATTGGCGCTACTTGTTCATAATCTTTAATTACCTGAATGTTTACCCATTTGTCAACATGTGCAATTGCTACCGCACACTTATCGTGCTTTTGTGCAAGGTCAGCATGGATATAATAAACCTTATCTGGGTCTGGCTTAAAGGACTCGTCAAACCTTCTAAACTGATCTAGTGGATTACGAAGTGTCATAACCTTTTCTAGTTTAGTTCTGTCTTTAAAGAATGCATCAGAAGCGTAGGTAGGCATGCAGGCAAAACGCATCATAGCGTCTGCTAAGTCTGTATAGAATGCAATCTTAAAGTCATCTATGTTACGGGTGGGATTTACTTCCCATGTAGGTCTTTTAAATGCCAATACCCTTGGAATTTTGTAAGAAAGGATAGTATCTTCTTCCCAAGAAATCTCAAACCTATTTCCTGGATCTTCATGTGGAAGATCTTCGTTCATAATAAATGTATGTCTGCGCTCAACAGTTTCCTTCTCAGCAATAACTGCTTCGTATCTTTGTGAGATAAAGTCTCCTTGGTAACGGGGGAATGAAAGCAATGCAACCTTACCTAGGTCTGGGAAACGAGAGTCTACAGTACCACGGAATGCTTTATAGATGTTTTCTGCAGTCTTACCCTGCTCATTACCTGTACCAACTTCAGATGCAAAACCAGAAATTTCATCAAGCACTGCCATAAACAAGTTTAAACCTTCGTGTGATTCTCTTTCTGAGTGACCAGAGTAAACAGTGATTGCCTTATCAAACTCAACTGAATCTGCTTTTGGATTATACTTTCCAGCAAACCAAGGCGACTTCTCAATCTTTGTTTTAAAACCTTTAAAGAAAACGTTCTTTGCCTGCTGTGCGTTAATAGCCACGTTGATAATATCAATAGCATCTCCTGCAGGTTTTCCATAATATACTGCTGGGTCTTTGAGGCATAACAGTTTATATACTACATAGGCACATGCTACTGTAGATACGAAGTCTTTTCCAGATCCCTTGCCAAGTTGCAGAATGATCTCGTTTTTTGTGTATTTCTTAAAATATGCTTCACCTTCAGTAGGACCAAGGATATCTACAAGGTCTTCTTTGCGATAAATCTGACTCATTGCTTCTACAATTTGATACTGAATATCAGATAGTGGTGGCTGCCCAAGATAGTCTGGAGACTCAACAAATGTCTTTGCGTCTACAGGCTTTTCAATAAAATGATTCTCTTTAAGTACTTCAAGAAAATCATTGAACATCGTGGACAACTGTAATCACTTCTCCTTCTTTTGCAATAGCAGAAAGCCTTTGCATAATAATGTCACGAACCTCTGGATACTCTGATGCAATGTCTCTAAGAATTCCTACAAGAACTTCTTGGCGACGCTCAACCTCAACCATCTCTTCAGCAAGTTCTTTATTCTCAAGAAGCCCAGCCTTCTGTAACATGTCAATGCGCTTAGACTCAATATCCATAACAAGTTTAATTGCTGCAGTCTTTGCACTAAGGTTATTAGTCATAGATGCTTCATCAATAACTTCATAGGATTTTCCAATTAGTCTTGCATAGTGTGCATCCATTGCAGCCAGTGCTTCTTTAGCACGAGCACGGATAGCATCATTAGCAGATGCCATAACCTTCCACTCATTAATCAAAGAAACAACACGAGTTCGTGGAATATCTAATTCTTTTGAAATAACCGTAGGGTCGTTGCCTTTTAGATATTCACTAACAACAACGTTTACCTGGTCAAGGTGCTTAATCAAATCATCCTCAGTTGACATACTTGCCCTCTAGTCTATTGATTTCATCTTTGATATAGAATATAGCCTTCTCAAGATCTTGAATAGTTTTTGATTCATCTTTAAGTCCTGCTCTCCACAGATACTTAAAAGCATTACCTATATTAAAGTTACGATGACGAGTAATCTGAATACACTCAACGCCAGATGGGTCTGTTGTATAGTGTGTTGGGTGATTGACTTGATCAACTGTAATGTTTAGATTTTCACTCATCTTCATCTTCTTCCCACTCAAATGCTTCTGGCAAACCTTTTAATGCTGTTATAACAAATGTTATTCCAACAGCACCAGCAATACCTAAACCAATTACTAACTTTTGTATTTTATTCATCGTCTTGACTTCCTTAATCCAAATTTTGCCAGATACACATAAATAGTCTCAACACTTGCACCACACTCTTTTGCAATTTCTTCTGGAGTCTTCTTATCCATAAGGTAACGCTTTTTTAGCCAAACCTCATTTGAGTATAGTTTAGCCATCAAAGAACTCCGAATCAAACTTCCACTTCATAACCTTTGGCCCAGTATAGATCATCTCATACATCTTTGCATTAAAGTCTTCTGACAATATTTGATACATGCGTGGAGATACCTCTTCTAGTTTATCTGTAATAGAGTATATCATTTCTCCTGTATCACTGTCAATACCATCCATCTCAATAGCACCCATAAGGACTAGGTGTTCAATAAATGCAGCCTTCTTTATTGCCCTATCTTTACTCATGTCCTACTGCCTTTCCCCAATTGTTAATCGCCCAATGGCCTATGCCACAGGCATCTGCTACATCGTTATCGTCAATTGCTTTATCATAGGTAGTATTAATAAACTTAATAGTTCTTTCTTTGCGAAGCATTCTTTCATAGGCTTTGTACCAAGATTCTGACTTCCCTGGATTCTGTGAGCGAATAAATAGTTGCTCATCCTTAGAGATCTTTTTGTTACCAATGTAGTTTTGCCATGTAATCGGCGATACCTTACCAAAGGTTCTAATCCCGCTAATTGCAGCAGAACCTAGAAGTGCTCCCTGAACTAAAGCAAGGTCAGCAGCAGTCTTTGGACTATTCATAAATACAGTATGCTCAATAACAATAGCATCAACATTGATATATTTTTCAAAGTAGAGTCGTGTCTTTGCAGCAGCGTCTCCAACTTTGTCATATATATCTTTGCCTTCAAAGTAAATCTTGCCACACTCTTTTAAGAATCCAGCATGGAAGGTAGCATAAGCAAGACTATTTGTGCTAGCATCTATTGCACAAATTCTTTCTGGTTGGGTTTCTATGCCCCACTTATTCTTGCTCATACTCAATAAATCCTTTCAACTCTTTAATCATTTTGTTAACTTCTTTTTCACTTATGTTACAATTTGAACAAAATCCAGAATCGTTGTATATGGATAGGAGAACTCCGCATCCACCAAGACACCTTCTGTCTTTGCCTATTCTTTTTTGTCTACGTGTAACTTGATATCTTTCAGCAATTTTTTCTCTAGTAGCCTCATCTCTACAAATATTGCTGCAATATATCTGATAACTTACTTTAGGATTAAAGTATGTATCACATTTGTTACACAGTTTCAACTAACTTCTCCATTGATTTGATTTTAACTACGCCATCTCCAGCATCTGCACAGGCCTTTTGAATAGGGCATGTCTTACAGATCTTGGAGTTAGAGCGATAGTTTTTGGTAGGAAGAGTTCTATCTTCCCAAGCCTTGCGAACATCACGCATCCATTGAAATGCGTTATCAATCCATTCACGATAATTATCATCTACTTCTACTGGCAACACAAGGAGTTCGTGATTATTCTTATTCTCATAAATAAGTACGCCCTTCTTCTTGCCAAGAATCTTCATGTAGATAAGCAACTGAATTAAGTGTCCAGTCTTTGGTTTCATAGAATTCTTACGATACTCAAATCCTTCGTTGAGCATTGTCTTGATTTCTCCAACGATCTCTTCGCCTTCCCAATCAAGCATAACGTCACCATATCCAAAGATGGGTGGATCATCATGGCGAATCTTAAACTCTGTTGTTTCTTCATTGTTATCATCACGGTAAACTTTAACAATGCCAGCATTCATCATGGCATTTTGAATTCTTGCGTGAGATAAAGTTCCAGCAGTCATATTTGCTGCGCCGTAGGCATCTGCATTATCTTCAAACATCTGACCATCAAATGCTAGATACCAATACCTAGGACATTCTCCGTGTGAGTATGCAATTGTAGATGGTGCAAAAGTTTTCTTTTGTGTCTGCTTTGGACCACGGTTAATAATATATCCGTGCTTAATCTTTTCAATTAAAGCATCGCTATCAAGAATGTTGTTCTTTTTGGTAGCAGGCTTAAGCATCACCGAGTGTAGTAAATTCTTAGTCATATTCATCCTTTGTTTATATAAGTATACCAGGTTAGCGCATTATGTATTTTAATGCTGAGACCAAGTTGTTTACTGCTTCTGCTGCTGTGTAATAAATATTTTTCTTTGCCCGATTGTTCTTGTCAACATTTGCCATCCAAGTAGCCTTTAACGCTAGTTTTCCTGCAATTGCCTGAAGTCTTACAATCTCAATTGCTGCAACTGGCATAGGAATGTCTGGCTTAATAATTAACTTAGCAATCATTGATAGAGCCATTGTAAGTTCTTCATCATCCATAAATTCGGCAATCTCTGCCAAACCATTAACCATCTCCAGCGTTGTTTGTCCTGTACCTTCTGTCATTTTATTCTCCTTCTACTAACTGTTCTAACATGTCTAATTCAATTATAGCAAGTCTGACCTTCTGGGTACCCTCGCCAAGTACGATAATCAAGGCAGGATCCATACTCTTCTTAAGAGCATCAGTAACAGCCTTAGCCCAAACATCTTGGTTAATAGTAAAAGACTTTGAGCATTCTTTAAAGTCAACTACAAAGTTATGCCAAGAGGCATCACCCTTCGTGTTATTTCTACCAGAGTTTTTGTGCTGCTTTGCACCTATTCGCTTTGACTCAGAACGCTCACTCATTTGCAAAGTCCGCCTTCTTCTTTTTCTTTGGTATTAGATTTACTTTAGATACATGCTTCTTAGTACACATCCATGTAGCATCTCCAGATTCAATCCAAAGTCTTAAAGAAAGAACTTCTTCTTGACATTTTTTGCAAGGAAACTTTCCTTCAAATACTTTAAATTCTTTATCAGCCATTTGAAAGTTTCTTCTTTAAAGACTCTTGCAGATCAAGGTCTTCCTTTACACGGTTGATAAAACCATCTCTACCTTGCACCTTTGTTCCGTCATCAAGTTGATACCATGCACCAGTTCTATTTACAAGACCTGCTGCTTCTGCTGTATCAACAAGATCGCCAATAGAGTCAATACCAATGTCATCTCCTCTAAAATAAAAGTCATACTCGCCTGACTGAAATCCTGGAGAAGTTTTAGAGAACTGCAGTTCCCAACGAATCTTTCTACCAATCTTTTCTTCAATCAACTTATCACCAATCTTAATCTTGCCTTTGATTGCTTGATTATCAGATTCTGATGAGAACAGTTTGATTACTGTTGACGAGTAAAATTTTGTAGCCTGACCGCCTGTTGGCTGTTGGCTTGTATACATTGCGTTAATATTATTACGAGATTGTGAAATCAAAACAAACAATGTAGGCTTAACCTTGTTGTTAGCATAGTTAATCATCTTCCAGGCATTTGAGAAGTCACGAGACTCTGCACCAATCTGCTTAGTATTTTCTAATTGCTTAAGTTCATCAGAGTCTTTTTCAAAATAAATTGCGGGAAGCAAAGAAGTAATTGAATCAACAACAACAATATCTACTCCAGCATTAATAAGATTAGTTCCAACATCTACCATCTCATTGATAGTACGTGCTTGAGAGTATATTAGTTTAGATGAGTCTACCCCAAGGCGTTCTGCCCAAACCTTGTCATATGACATTTCAGCATCAATCCATGCACAGATCTTTCCTTCCTTCTGCGCCAGACCTATCATCTGAAGGCATAGAGAGGACTTTGCAGAGGACTTTGAACCCCAAATGAGTACTTGTCTACCATATGGCAAGCCACCCGCTAAGGCACGGTTTAAACCAAAACTTGGTGTTTCTGCATACTCTGTTGGAGGAACTGAGTCTCCAACCATAATAGTCTTACGCAACTTGGGGTTAAGTTGTGCTAGTACTTCTTCCATTGTTACTGACATTAGAATCGTACCCCGTGCTTTTCTGGGCGAGATTTATTAAACTCTACCTTTTCTAGTAGGGCATTGTCTAGAGACAACTTTGTGTACCCTGCCTCTACTACTCCTGCATATAAATCTAGTGTACGAATAATAATATCTGCAAACTCTTTTGTGATCTCTTCTTCGCCTTTGTCTTTACGAATTGCTTCCATTACCTCAGTAACTTCAGAGACAATCATCATTAGTTGTTTTGCAATAAAGATATCATCTACGGCATCTGGCTCTGGCCAAAAGCCTTTCTCGGTTGCATTCTTGTGTAGTTCTATTGCCATATTGTCAAGCATTTATATCCTCCAGTGTTATTGTTCCATCTTTTGTTTTGCCAAAACTAAACTTGTAAGACTTACCCTCTTCTATATGCATGTATGCTTTTGAGAATGCTGTAGGAAATACAGTGATAGGGTGCAAGTCTCTGCTTGTATCTGCAAGCGTAAGAGTTGCCATTTTCTTTCCTGTTTTAGTAATTCTAGGTTTAAACGATACCACATACATCTCTTCATCTTTATATGGCAACTGCTTATAACTTAAAAACTTTACAAGAGCATCTGAAGATGTTCTTATTTCATCTGCTGGAATTGCAGAAACAATTCTGTTGTCTGTTGCCAAAAGCAAGTATGTCTTTCCAGTTTCAATTGTTGTCTGCTCTTCATCAAAGATTCCAATTGATCCAGTCTTATCTAATACTTCAACTCTTGACCAGCCAGTACCACGCTTAATTGCTTTTACCATTCCCAAAAGAATATAAGATCCTTTTTCTTCAAACTGTTCTACATCGCTAATAAAAGCATAGTAGTGAGATGGAATAGTAATATTAAACTCTGGTAGATTTAGATACTCATAAAGGTTCTCTTTAATCTCATCATCATTCCTAGGGTTATCATTAAATGTTGCAGCACCAATTACTCTTAGTGCTTGAAGTGCACGGGAGTTTACTCCGTTTCCTTTTGTAAAGGTAAATTCTTCAAGTTCTTTGTATGAATTAAATGGTCGTGCTGATATGTATCGTTCAGCAATCGTGTCAGATATGAACTTGATAGCACTGAGTCCAAACCGAATGCCCTTACCCTCAATTTTAAAATCTTTATCCGAATCGTTAATGTGAGGTAACTTGATACTAATGCCCATTCTTTTCGCTTCAATAAGATACTCAGTTCTTCCATCTTTATCCTTTTCATTTTTTAATAGTGCAAACATAAACTCTAGCGGATAGTGGTATTTGAGCCACGCTGTCCAATACGAGAGAGTACTGTAGGCAACGGCATGCGATTTGTTGAACGAATACCCAGCATGCGCTTCAAAATCATGCCAAAGATCCAGAGCATCATTAGGGGAGATATACTTACTAGCACCACTAATGAAACGATCTTGGAACTCATTAAACTCTTTAGCATCTTTTTTCTTTCCAATGATCTTTCTAACTTTATCTGCTTCCGACATGGACATACCGCCAAGTTGTACGCATGCTTGCATAACTTGTTCCTGGTAAAGAATGCAGCCATAAGTATCCTCCGTAAATGGTTTTAGAATTTGGTGAAGATAGTTAATATTTTGACGACCGTGCTTGCGGTCAATATAATCTTTACCGATTGTGTTAGCAGCACCTGGGCGAACCAAAGCATTTGATGCTGCGAGTTCGTTTAAATTTTTTACACCCATCTTAATAAGAAGGTTTGTGTATGGTGTTGCTTCACACTGAAACACTCCCTTAGTGAAACCACTAGAAAGCATTTCGTAAACATCTTTATCATTCATATCAATTGACAATAGGTCAATGTCAACATAATGATTTTCTTTAACCATATCAATAGTATCTTTAAGTACGCTAAGAGTCTTAAGTCCCAGAGCATCAATCTTAATTAATCCAATACGCTCTGCTTCTTCCATGTCTACACCAACAACAGGAATACGCTCATCACTACCAGTAGAGGATCTTGTTTCCATTGGAGCGTGTCTAAAGATTGGTTCTTTTGAAGTAACAACACCAGCAGCATGGATACCAGTACCACGAATTCTTCCACGCAGTTGCTCTCCATAAATTTCTACCTCTGGATATTTTTCACGGAACTCTCTTGTTGATTTAGAGTTACAGAAATCATCCCAAGTATCTACAGTCTTTAGTACCTTATTTACATCTGACAAAGGAATATTTAGAACTCGTGCAATATCACGAACAATTCCTTTTCCAGTAAATTCTAAGAAGGTTGCAATAGATGCAACATGGCGATATTGACGAACTAGATAATCCTTTACTTCTTCACGACGAGTATCTTGAATGTCTGTATCAATATCTGGAAAGTCATTACGGTCTGGGTTAATAAAACGGAAGAACAAAAGGCCATGCTCAATTGGATCAATATCAGTAATACCAAGTGAGTAGCACAACAACGAACCAGCAGCAGATCCACGACCAGGACCTACCAAGATACCTTCTTTCTTTGCCCAGCCAATCATATTCTGAACAACAAGAAAGTATGGACCAAAGTTCTTATTCTTAATAATTTCTAACTCTTCATCAAGGCGGTCAAGGTATTCTTGATTTGTATCCAAACCACGAACCTTTAAACCTTCCATAGCGAGTGTTCTGAGTTCTTTGTCTGGGTTCTTGTACTGTACTGGTAGTAGGTTTAGTCCATCTTTAATGTCATAGTCTTCTACCTTGTCTGAGATTACTAGTGTATTTGTATACATATCTTCTCTGACAATACCCTGGGATTCCATGGCAAACTTCATTTCGTCATAAGAAAGAAGGTGAATATCAAACTTGTTAAACGACATTTGTCGGTCTTCACCATATAAGTAGTCAAGACGCTTCATCATTCCGTCTTGCTTCTTAGACTTGTCATAGGTGGTATCTTTTTGTACCTTGGCGTGAGAGTTCATAAGTAACTTAAACTCTTGAATTTCTTTTTGTGATTCGTCAACATGGTGACAGTCTGGAGTAACCACAGTCTGAATTTTAAACTCATCTGCAAGATCTGCCAGTTGCTTGTTTACTTCTGCACCATTGTGTGGCATTAACTCCATATAGAAATCATCTGCAAACACACGCTTAAACCATTCAATATGTTTCTTTGCTTGTGCATACTCTCCGAACTCAAGAGCCTTTGCAATAATACCACTAAGACAGCCAGAGAGTACAATAATACCTTCGCTATACTTTTCTAATACTTCAAAGTCAAAACGTGGTTTATTAAAGTACCCCTCTGTCCATGCAATTTCATTAATCTTGTTAAGATTTTCAAGACCTACTTGATTCTTAGCGAGAAGGATAATGTGATTATAAACTAGATCAGTTGGCTCTGTGCGTTCTGCCTTCGGCCTCTTGTCAAATCTATCAACACAAAAATATCCTTCCACGCCAAGAATAGGCTTTACACCTTTTGCTTTTGCAATTCGGTACAGTTCCCGATGCCCAGATAAGGTTCCGTGATCTGTGATAGCCAATGCTGGCATACCAAGTTCAACTGCTCGGTCAATATATT